TAGTATTACCTAGCAACCTTGTGCACACAACCCATGATGGGCGTGAGATTATATTTATATATCGTATCGCCAGCATTAGTTGTGTGCTAAATTAACTAGACCGGCTCTTCGCGACTCTAGGCATCTCGAGCATACTTTTATAGTATTATTACTTTTTTACGCATGTCTATGCTAAACAAGTGTCGAGATGCCTAGGGTCGCGAAGGGTCGGTCGGACGAAATTTAGGATCTGTGATTCGGCCGTCTGGCATTCACAAAATAATCATTTAACAAATTTCAGAAATTTATTTTTTTGAAATTTTTTGAAAAGTTTTTGAAAATTCCGGACCGAAGCCGACACAGAGCCTATTGTATAACGCTTAATAACTACTTTGAGCATGACCGACAAAACCTTGAAACACTTGTTGAACGAGGAATCGCAAAGTACGTTTGCTTCCAGCCCGAAAAGGCGCCGGGTACTGGAACACGACACATCCAAGGGTACGTCGTGTTCCAAAACGCGCGGACCTTTTCAGGAGCCAAAGCCATTATTGGAGAAGGAGCTCACATTGAAGTTGCCCGAGGCAGTTCGCAAGCGAACATCGAGTATTGCTCCAAAGATGAATCCCGTGATACCGAGGCCGGTTTCGGATTCATCGAAAGAGGAAACAGAGAGGATGTGCTTGGAACTGGATCTGGAGGTGGAACGCGTACAGACCTTGCTGTCGTTGCCGCTTCTCTCCGCACTGGAGCTACCCTCTCCCAAATCGCGGAAGATCATCCCGCGTCGTATATTATGTACACCCGTGGAATCCACTCATATGCGCAACTCAGTCTTCCTAAACGCTCCCACAAAACAATTGTACATTGGTATTGGGGACCCACTGGAACAGGAAAGACTCGACTTGCGTGCGAAGAGAGCCCAGATGCGTACTGGAAATCTTCTGCCCATCAATGGTACGACGGATACGACGGACTTGCCGATATAATAATCGATGATTACCGCTGTAGTTTTTCAACATTTAATGAACTCCTCCGCTTGCTTGATCGGTACCCGTATCAGGCCCAAGTGAAAGGAGGTACTATTCATGTGAATGCTAAGCGAATCTTTATAACGGCTCCGAAAGATCCTCGTAGTATGTGGCAGTCAAGAACAGAGGAGGACATCGCGCAGCTCGAACGCAGAATTGAAGTGGTACGATACTTCGGTGTGGACGAAAATATCCCCGAACCGGTATTAAATGAAGCCCCCGCGGTTATCCACGGATTTGACCCGGGGGTTGCACTTTTGTGAGACCTATGTACATAATCATATTTTAATATTAATATATTCGTAAAATGCCTAGAGCCAAGAGAGTACGTAATCAAGAGGGAGAGGTCGAGGATCCCGTCGCTAAGGGACGCCGTAAGGGTATGTGGGCTTCCATGAAGTTATCGAAGGCGCAGCCCTGGGATACTTATGGAGCCAGGCGTGTCCAGCGCGGGACTCCTGAGAACCTCGAACTGTTTGGTCCCACGTGGAAAGAAGCCGACGAGATGCAGCGCTCCGCGCGCAAAGAGTTCGGTTATTCTGGCAGAGGATTGTATGGCCCGCTAGCCTACGCTGCTGGCGCTGGCATCGATTATGCTGTCAAGAATCCACGTGCGACACGCTCCTTTTTTTCTAAGGCATTCAAAGGTCGAGGAATGTATACCGGTCGTGGTATGTATACCGGACGCGGAGAATATACTGCGAGTAATGAGCTTATGGCCGGAAGCACCTCTAGCCCCCCAATGTTTCAGAGCGCGGGCGATGAAGCAGGAGCACTTATGGTGTCTCACAGAGAGTATGTTGGAGACATTTTTGCACCAGCTGCTGCTGATGTCTCCAAATTTACCGTCCAGTCGTTCCCTCTAAATCCTGGTTTGGAGCAAACCTTTCCTTGGCTATCTCAGATTGCACAGAATTACGAAGAATATGAACTTAAGCAGTGCGTATTCGAGTTTGTCTCCACAGTCCAGGACATCAATAGTACGAACGGTCAAGTGGGTACTATCATCACTGCTACGCAGTATAACCCCTCCGAGGGCGACTTTACAGATAAGCCGGCTATGGCCGCATATGCCCACTCCGTGTCTGGTAAGTCCACTGATAACCAGACACATGGAGTTGAATGCGACCCCGCTAAGCTGTCAGGCGCCGAAGGAAAGTACGTTCGTGCTAATCCTGTCATGACTGGCGAGGATTTAAAGACGTACGACCATGGACGTTTCCAATTGGCTACCCATAACATTCCTGCTGCCATGGCCTCTGGAACTTTGGGTGAGCTTTATGTCGCTTATACCGTCTGTCTCCGTAAACCTAAGTTCTTTGTAGGGCGAGGACTCGGATTAACAAGATATTGTGAGGTGTGGGACGCCACAGCCTCAGGCTCCACTACGGATGGTGATCATCCCTATGGAGCTGATGGCGAGCAATTTCTTGGCAAGCAGAATAACATCGCTATCAAGACGGTGAAAACTACCGACACGCTCGAAATCGTTTTCCCGGCTTATTATGGTGGTAACCTGGAAATAAAACTGGCAAATGAAGGCACCTTATCCTCTGGCACGTTTTGTGGAGAATTAGTTGCCAGCATGGCGGTTGAGGGTAATTGCGTGCTTGTAAAGGATCTTTACGCGTCCGGTCCTTCTAATACTGATAGTCCGGCTGCTTCAAGATCTGCTGGGGATGCAAACAACTCACACGCAATTATTCACGTTCGCGTGTCGCCCTCTACTAATGCTGTGGATAACAAACTTATCATAACATCGGGTCAGGGTAGTGTCTTCAATGTCAACCAATCTATGATTGATGTGACTGAGTACAATACATATGGCCAGGATACCCTCGAACTTGTCAATTCTGCTGGTACTTCCGTAGTCATCGCTTAATTACTACGTATTATCATAATTTAATCAAACYATGTTTATYAAATTAAAGTTCACAGGAAATAGGTTTTTCAGCACTTGCTGCTCTGAAGATGTCACGTTGGGTGTGATTACTAATGACGATGTAATGGACGCGGCGAGCAGTTCGGGTAATGGTGACACTTGCTCGACCGTTGAGCCAAAAGAGAAGAATATCTTGATGCCCTCATGTAATTAAACAAAGTCTATATTATTGTTCACCCAAACCCTAACCCCAACTTTAGTTGGGGTTAGGGTTTGGGTTAGGGTTCTCTCTCATCAAAACCCTAACCCCAACTTTAGGTTGGGGTTAGGGTTTTGGATTAGGGTTAGGTTAGGGTTAGGGTTAGGGTTAGGGTCAGAGTTCTTTGTTTATATTTCAAAATCATTTGTTGCCCATATGTTAGGGTTGTCGCCGGCGATTTATCGCCGGCGGAAAGTCCCGGGTGGTGGGGTAGGGGTTCGTTAGGCCTAGGGGCAACTCTTCTTCTGACAACAGCGAAACCGTTCAACGGAACTGGTTTACCAGTTCCGTTGTACGGTTTTGCTGTTGGTTAGGGTCATCGCCAAYTACGCTTTAGCGTTTCGGTATGACCCACACATCGTAACGGTTTATACATTATCGCTAAAATATCGCCGATTTTCAGCGACCCCAACGAATACAAGGTTGCTAGGCT